GCTCTAATTGCGCTTATATTGATAATTACGCTAATCTTATTCTTTTGGAAACGTAAATAATATGGCAAAAGCAGCAAGAAGCGTAAACGTATCAGCTAACCCGTTACCGATTTCATTCAAAGAGTTTAGCAAGAACCCTGTCGTGGGTATGCTATTTTTGTGTATCTGCGGTATTAGTTACCTATACATCGACAATGCAAAGCGTAACGAAAAGCAAGACGAAAAGATTGGCAGCTTGTATGAAATGGTGCGCAAAAGCGATAGCAGTAACGCAGCAAGTACGGCTCGTTTGGAAATGGCAGTAGACCTTAAGGCTCTTAAAAAGTTTAAGTAATGCGCTATTTATTATTAATAGCTTTGATAGGTTGCGGAACTAAGACCGATAACCAAATCAAAGAGTTGCAAGACAAAGTAAAAGAAAGCCAAGTGCAAAGTGAAGCGGTGCAGGGTGTGGCTTCTCAGGATAACAAGAAGGTAATTACGAAGACAGTAAAAACGATAGTTACCTTAAAAGAAGAAGTAAAAGAATTAAAAACAGAACTAAATGAAGTTAAGGCTAAATTGGATTCTGCTAATTCTGTCGATACTAATAGCACCAAGTTTCAGCTTCGCCCAATACGTTAAGAAGATAGGCGGCGAGGACAAGATTGTTATTAGCCGGTCAGAAGGCGAGAAGATTAACAACTCATTTGATAGCCTAACTAATTTAGTAAGCTACCAAAACAACAGAATAGATAGCTTAATTAAAGCTAACATCAAGACAAGGGATAGCTTACGCATCGACTTACTTACCCTTAAGGATACCCTTACAATACGCAATAAAATAGCTAACGATACGTTAAACGATTATCGTAGTAGGTATTATAAAAACATAGCGATTTACGAGAAATACGAAAAGGCAGTAGATTTTGAAATAAAACTACATAGGCTTAATTCGGTTCTATTTGCTATGCTAACTTTATTTCTATACTCACAAATAAATTAAGATGCAATTAAACGACAAAGGCAAAGACCTAATTAAATTCTACGAAGGCTGCAAGTTAGTAGCTTACAAATGCAGCGCAGCAAAGGACACAATAGGCTACGGGAATACTTTTTACGAGAACGGAACACCTGTAAAGCCGGGCGATAAGATTAGTCAAGAACGAGCAAATGAATTATTTGAGATAATAGCTAAGGACTTTGCTGATAAGGTAAAGCCTTTAATAAAAAGTACAGTTACACCTAATCAGTTTGCTGCCCTTACAAGCTTTGCCTATAATGCAGGTATCGGTAACCTAAAGAGTTCTACTTTATTAAAGAAGGTAAACGCTAACCCTAACGACCCTTCTATTGCTTTGGAGTTTGCTAAGTGGGTACGAGCGAACAACAAGGTATTAGCAGGATTAGAAAAGCGTAGAGCTGCAGAAACTAAATTATACTTCACACCTTAAATTAATATTATGAAATGGTTAGCCAACTTATTAGCAGACGAAAGAGGTAGCGTGTCTACAAAGCGAGTTATTGCTTTACTATCGGCTTTGTTTATTTGTGTTACCTTATTAGCTAATAGCTTTACACATCAAGAGATTGCCCCTTCGGATAAACTTGTAGATGCCGTAATGGTTATTTGCATAGCTGCGATGGGTACTACAACAATAGATAAATTCAGCCAAAAATAAACAATGCTAAAATCAAAACGCAAACGACTATTCTTTGACATCGAAACCTCTCCTAACATTGGCTTTTTCTGGAGCGCAGGTTACAAGCTTAATGTAACTGCCGATAGCATTATTAAAGAACGTGCTATCATTTGCATCTGCTACAAGTGGGAAGACGAAAAAGAAGTTTACTATTTACAATGGGATAGCAAACAGAATGACAAAAGAATGCTACAAAGTTTTGTAGAGGTAGCCAATACTGCTTCGGAACTTATAGGGCATAATGGCGACAAGTTCGACTTAGCGTGGATAAGAACACGCTGCTTGTTTCACGGGATAGAGATGTTTCCTAAGTACGTTACAATCGACACGTTAAAAGTAGCACGTCAAAAGTTTAGATTTAATAGCAACAAACTTAATTACATAGCTGACTACTTAGGAATTGGCACTAAGATTAAAACAGAGTACAGTTTATGGAAAGACATTGTTTTGCATAAGGACAAAGTAGCTATGGCTAAAATGATTAAGTACTGCCAAAAAGATGTTGTCTTATTAGAGCAGGTATTTAACGCACTTAAAAACCACATCGAACCTAAAACACATTACGGAGTTATATTCGGACAAGACCGAGGCTCTTGCCCTGAATGTGGAAGCGATGACTTGATTATTTCACTTCGTAGAACAACCGCAACGGGTGTAAAGAAAATACAATACAAGTGTAAAACTTGTTTTAAGATACATAGCAAAACCGACAAATAAATGGACAGTAAAATACTTAGCTTAGTAATAGATGATATGCGTAGCCGTGAGCAAGTAGGTAAAAAGAAGTACAACTGCACAATGGACAGGGAAGATTTATCTACAGGCGAATGGATAACACATTTGAAGCAGGAACTACAAGATGCGATTTTATATTTAACCAAACTTGAACAGATACACAATGCGCCTCAAAAAGATATTTAGCTTCGGCAACGTATTAGACAAAGAAACTTACGAGCAGTTAAAAGAATTAGATTACACAAACCCAAACTTTAAGGGTTGTGCTGACGAGTTCCAGTACAATCGTGAGTGGTGGGTTATGTTAGACGAAGGCGAAATAGTTGCTTATTGCGGTTCTATTTATAGCAAGGGCATTTGTATTTTTAACAGAGCGTGGGTTAAGAAATCACATCGAGGGCAAGGAATACAAAAGCGAATGATAAAAACAAGGTTAAAGGCTGCTTCTACTTTTTGCCATATAGCTATTACATACACAACATTAGACAACTTTCCGAGCGCAAATAACCTTATAGCTTGTGGGTTTAGGCTCTATCTTCCTGAGTATTCTTACGGGGGTTCTGACAAACTTTACTTTCAAAAGTTGCTCTAAAGTGCAACTTGTTATACTTTAGACCTTTAAAGTAAAATAAAGGTAGTAAAACTACTACTTTTGACTTCATTTTGTTACCGACTTTGGCATTTTTTACCCTTACTTTGTACGTATATGCGTACAATCGTACGTACAAATGCAACATTGTTGCAAAAATAATTTAAAAATATTTTAATAGTTTTGCACTTTGTATTGTGTATTGTTGTATATTTGTGTAAACAAAACACAAAATGACACATTTAACCTACTACCAGAAGTTCCAATTCGAGAGATACGGGAACATCTTACTGCAAGGGGATAGCAGTACATCAAACCCCTACGACCCTGCTCTATTGCCTAAAAACTACGATTACGAAGATGACGATTACACCTTCGCTCGTTGGATGGAAAACCAATCAGAACTTGAACTTTTAAAAACCGAAGTATATGAAGATTGAATTTGTAAAAGAAACTAAGCCAGACGGAACTATTTTCTACTATACTTTAGTAGATAACAAATATGATAGCGCAAGTATGTATATGGAATACTCACAAGCCTACGAGTATTTTCTTAGCCTAAAGAAAAGACAAGAGCCTATTATCGAAATTTTAGAACACTATTCAGTAGACACCCAAAACAAATAAAATGAGCCTAATTAAAATTCAACAGGAACTAAAAGCACCTAAAAACCAATTCAATGCTTTTGCTAAATACAAATACCGAAGTGCAGAAGATATAATCGAAGCTGCAAAACCTATCTGCCATAAATACGGATACGCTTTAATGTTAAGCGACGAAGTAATAGAAGTAGGTGGGCGAGTATATGTAAAGGCAACCGCTTGTCTAAGTAACGGAGAAGATAACATTACTTGCACCGGGATTGCTCGTGAAGAAGAAAATAAGAAAGGAATGGATGCTGCGCAGCTAACCGGAGCGTGTAGCTCATATGCTCGAAAATATGCACTTAATGGGCTTTTCGCAATAGACGATACCAAAGATGCAGATGCTACAAATGAGCATAAAGACGAAGTTAGCGAAGGTCAAAAGGCATTTTTAATTGAGCAGTTAGACAAGACAAAGTTTACTGATGACCAGAAGGTAAAGGCTGCGTTAAAAATCAATGCTATCAAGACATTAGACGAATTTAACAAGATTAAGGAAACAATAAAGAAAAGCTAATGAGGGAACTATTACCATTTGAAAGGCAGATGCTTCTGGCTGAGGTTTACCATTACGCTTGGTATAACGAAGAGGCATATAAAGACCTATTAATTTTTATAGAAAAATATCAAACACTTTTAGACAAACCAGTTTTTTTTAACCAAATCAATAACAATGACACAACAACAACAAATCTTGAACCACTTGCTTACGGGCAAGACCTTGACACCAATCCAGGCTTTAACGAAGTACAATAGCCTAAGATTAGCAGCCGTAGTATTTGAATTAAAACGCAAAGGCTACAAAGTACAAACGGAATTAATTAACGTAGGTACGAAAAAACAAAGTAAATTAGTAGCTCAATATTCAATTAAAAACAAATAAAAATGGAACAAAAAAAATGGAGT